TAAACAAGTAGGAATGATAAATATTAAAAATAAATCATGTACATATATAAATTGTAAAAAACAATCAACATTTGGTTACGATAAAGGAAAAACAATATTTTGTGCGAGACATAAACAAGAAGGAATGATTAATGTTAAGAATAAATTGTGTAATTTCAAAGAGTGTATAAAAGTGGCATATTATGGAAATGAAAAGAAGAAACCATTATTTTGTTATAAACATAAACAAGAAGAAATGATTAATACAAGAAATACAACATGCACATTTGGCAGTTGTCAAATAACGGCATCTTTTGGATATAAAGGAGGAAAAATATTATTTTGTTCCAATCATAAAGAAAGAAATATGATATCAATTAATCGAATCATGTGTGGAGTCAACTCATGTCATATATATCCTACATTTGGTTATGAAAAAGGCAAAGGATTATTTTGTAAATCACATAAACAAGAAGGAATGATTGACGTGAAAAGTAAATTATGTGAATATGATGAATGTACGAGAGTTGCATTATATGGACAACCATCATTCTGTTCTATTCATAAACAAGAAGGAATGGTTCATATAAGAAAACGTAAAAGAGAGGAAGAATAATTGAATTTATATTTTTTAATATAAAATGAAGTGTAAACACGAAGGATGTATGACAGTGGCATCATTTGGATATGAAAAAGGGAAACCAGTATTTTGTTCAAAACATAAACAAGAAGAAATGATAAATGTGAGAAATAAATCATGTGAATATAAAAAGTGTGTAAAAATTGCTTCGTATGGTTATGAAAAAAATAAATATATGTTTTGTTCAAAACATAAACAAGAAGGAATGATAAATGTGAGAAATAAATTATGTGAATATAGTAATTGCATAGTAGTGGCATCATTTGGTTATGAAAAAGGAAGACCATTATTTTGTTTAAATCATAAACAAGAAGGAATGATTAATTTAAAAAAACGCAAAAGAGATGAAGAATAATTGAATTCTATTTTTTTATGATATATAAAGATGAGATGCACATATGATAAATGTATAACACATGCATCATTTGGTTATGATAAAGGAAAACCACTATCATGTTCAAAACATAAACAAGAAGGAATGATAGATGTTGTGAGCACGTTGTGTAAATTCGATAATTGCATAACAATAGCAATATACGGAGTTACCAAAGGAAAGCCATTATTTTGTAAAAAACATAAACATAAAAATATGGTGGATGTAAAAAATAAATCATGTATCTATACTAATTGTAAAAAACAACCAACATATGGTTTTATTAAAGGAAGACCTGTGTTTTGTGCAAAACATAAACAAAAAGAAATGATCAATGTTGTTAATAAATTGTGTGAAATCGAACATTGTAATAAAAAATCTTCGTATGGTTATGAAAAAAGTAAAGGAATATTTTGCGCCAAACATAAAATAGAAGGAATGATCAATGTTGTAAGTAAATTATGTAATTATGATGAATGTACGAGAATTGCATTATTTGGTGTTGAACATAGAAAACCAATATTTTGTTCAAAACATAAACAAGAAGGAATGCGAAATGTGAGGAAATAATTGAATTTATATTTTTTTATGATATATAAAGATGAAGTGTGAAAATAAAGAATGTACAAGAATTGCATATTATAAATGTGAAAAAGGATTATTTTGTTTTAAACACAAAATAAAAGGAACTATTAGAATTAAAAATAAAATATGTAAACATGATAATTGTAACAAATCACCCTCATTTAATTATAAAAATAAAACACCGTTATTTTGTTATAAACATAAACAAGATGGAATGATTAATGTTAAAAGGAAGTTATGTAATTACGATAGATGTGATAAAACCGCATTGTTTGGAATTGATGATGCAAGTTTTTGTTTAGAACATAAACAAAAAGGAATGATAAATTTATCACCTAATCTATGTATGTTTAATAACTGTATAGTTAAATCATCATACGGTTACGAAGCCAATAAACCAATATTTTGTGCATCACATAAAATTTTATGTATGGTTAATGTTGTAAATAAATTATGCAATTATAATGGTTGTAAATTATTGCCATCATATGGATATGAAAAAATATTATTTTGTAATATCCATAAAGAAGAAGGAATGATAAATTTAAGAAAGCGTAAAAGAGAGGAAGAATAATTGAATTATTATTTTTTATATTGTATAAGAATGGAGTGTGCTTATACAGTATAAAAAAGATTACCATTGTGTTGCATTTATCATAAAAAAGAAGGAATGACAGATATTAAATATAGGCTATGTAAATATGCCGAATGTATGATACATGCATCGTATGGTTATGAAAAAGGAAAATCATTATTTTGTACATTTCACAAACATGAAAAAATGATTAATGTGATGAGTAAATTATGTAATTATGATAAATGTGTAACTCGTGCAACATATGGTTATGATAAAGGAAAATCATTATATTGTTTTAAACATAAAGAAGAAGGAATGATTGATGTAAAGAACAGATTATGTATTTATAACAATTGTGTAAAACAAGCATCATTTGGTTATGAAAAAGGAAAACCATTATTTTGTACAAAACACAAACAAAAAGAAACAATAAATGTTATTACTAAATTATGTAATTCTGAAAAATGTAATTTAATTGCATCATTCGGTTATGATAAAAAAAAATTACTCTATTGTAAATTGCATAAACAAAATGGAATGATACATAAACGAAATAAATCATGTGAACGTGATGAATGTACATTACAAGCATTGTATGGTTATGAAAAGGGAAAAGTATTGTTTTGTAATTTACATAAAAAAGAAGGAATGATTGATGTGAAGAATAAATTGTGTGAATATGATGAATGCGTAAAACAAGCATCATTTGGAAATGAAAAAATATTATTCTGTAATGAACATAAACAAGAAGGAATGATAAATCTAAGAAAGCGTAAAAGAGAAGAAGAATAATTGAATTATTATTTTTTATACTATATAAAGATGGAGTGTGCTTATTGTACAAAAAAAGCAAGATTTGGTTATAAAAAAAGATTACCATTATGTTGTAAAATTCATAAAAAGAAAGGAATGATAGACGTTGAATATGGATTGTGTAAATATGATGAATGTGTAATTAGATCATTATATGGATATGAAAAAGGAAAAGCATTATTTTGTTTAAAACATAAACAGGATGGAATGATTAATGTCGTTATTAAATTATGTGAATATAATGAATGTATAAAAATTGCATCATTTGGATATGAAAAGAATAAAACATTATTCTGTGTAAAACATAAACAAGAAGGAATGGTTAATGTAAGAAACAAGATATGTAATTTCTGTGGGTGTGATAAACGCTCATCATTCGGATATGAAAAAGGAAAAGCATTATTTTGTTTAAAACATAAACAGGAGGGAATGACGAATGTTATAAATACATTGTGTAAATTCAATGGATGTGCTAAGCAACCATCATATAACTATAAAAAAGGAAAGGCATTATTTTGTTATGAACATAAACAAGAAGGAATGATAAATGTACGGAATAAATTATGTAATTTCGATGGATGTTTAATTCAGCCATCATTTGGTTATGAAAAAAATAAATCATTATTTTGCATAAAACACAAACAAGAAGGAATGATAGATGTTATCAGTAGAGTATGTGGATATAAAGGATGTGATAAACAGCCATCATTCGGAAATGAAAAAGCTTTATTTTGTGCCGAGCATAAACAAGAAGGAATGATAAATCTAAGAAAACGAAAAAGAGAATAATTGAATTTATATATAAGGATACGTAAGATGGAGTGCAGTCATTGTGTGAAAAAAGCAATATTTGGTTATAAAAAAAGAACACCATTATGTTGCAAAATTCATAAAAAGAAAGGAATGATAAATATTACATATAGACTGTGTGAATTCGACGAGTGTTTAATGGTTGCAGCATTTGGTTATGAAAAAAGAAATCCATTGTTTTGTTTCAAACATAAACAAGATGGAACCACAAATGTGATGATAATTAAACTATGTGAATTTAAAAAATGCAAAAGAATTGCATCATTTGGTTGTGAAAAGGGAGTGCCATTATTTTGTGAATCGCATAAAGAAGAAAAAATGGTTGATGTCATGGGTAAGATGTGTGATTTTAGTGGTTGTTGTCTTGATGCATCATTTAGTTATTTTAAAGGGGCAAAATCAATGTATTGCAATAATCATAAACAAATAGGAATGATTGAAATTTGAATTATTATTTTTTAATATAAAATGAAGTGTTATTTCTGTCCTAAACAAGCGACATTTGGTTATAAACATCATGAAGCCTCGTGTTGTGTAGAACACAAAAGTATTGACATGGTTGATGTTAAAAGTAAAAAATGTGAATATGACGGATGTCTAATTCAACCATCATTTAATTTTATCAGAGGAACAAAACCAATGTTTTGTAAAAAACATAAACAGGATGGAATGATAGATGTTAGAAATAAACTTTGTGATTATGATAATTGTGATCTTCATGCTTCATTTGGTTATGAAAAAGGAATGCCACATTATTGTTTCAGACATAAGAAAGATGGGATGATAAATGTGTTGAAGATGATATGTAATCATGATAAATGCATGAAAGTTGCATATCATGGATATGATAAAAAAGAACCATTGTTTTGTTATGAACATAAAAATATAAATATGGTGAACACTAGGAAACGGAAGCGAGAAGATTAACGAAAATTAATTATTGGAAGAACTGATATACATAATGATATGAGTATGAATAACACAACAAAAATTATTATTTCAAAAGAAGTTAATCTTGAAAATCTATTCGAATTCATGCTTCTATATATCTAAAATCATTAAATGATTCATCGATTCCAATATATCCATCTAGAATTGATATTAAATTACATTTGGCAACATATTGTAAAAGCATTTGTTTATCTGGATTTTGTTTGTTTGAACTAGTCAATATTATTTGATCTGTTAATATATACTTTGGCTTATTTTGCATATTGTTTATAGTTTGTGAAACTTTTACTTTTAATCCTAAATTTGTTTTATAACAATAATCTTTTTTATCAAAAATTAATAATTTATTTCTGAATCCATTGTATAAACATTGTTTAATTTGTATTATTTTATCTATATCGCATGTATGTAAATTTTGTTCCTCATTCTTAAAAGGATTCAGTCCAACACTTATCATTTCTTCAATTATTGAGTCTCTCTTTTTCAATACTTCAATTATATTGTCAAATTTTAAGCCATTGTCTTTGAACCACTTGGTTATATCTCTTAATTCACCTTGTGATGAACTTATTTTTTTCATAATTTTATTGAAAATAAGTATAATTTCAATAAAATCATCTGATATCAATATTTTCTCTTCATCACTTAACATTAACAATTTATTACCCATTGATTTACTTTTCTTTTCTTGATTTGTAAATAAATCTTCAAATGACGTTCCGATCATAGAAACCATTGTGATGAGATCCTGCATGCTAACATTTTCAATATAACCCATTAATAATATTCGTATTCCTTCCATAGATGTTCTTCCAAACATAGAAGCAATAAAACCAATTTCTGTTAATCCATAACCATATTTTTCAGTTCCAAGTTTTATTTTATTATCTTCAGGTGGCCATGATCTTGGAAGATATGAACATGGTGATAAAAATCCAAGTGTTGTTGCGACTGTATTCACCATTAAAAATGTTTCTACCGAAGGAGGTTCAAGCATATTCATATCAGCTATTAAAAATTCAGATGTTATATTACGTCGTATTTTTTGTTTTTGCTGTTCTTTTACAATTGGTAGAAAAACATCTTCAATTCCATTAGAAATAATATCTGGAAGTTGTTGCTTGTCAAGCAGATTAAATGTTTCTTTCGTATAAAGTGGATAAAATTCTCCTGTAAATAATCTACCAACTCTTCCTTTACGTTGTTCTATTCTGCTTTGTGGAGCAGGGCGTGTTACTAACCCTCTGGCACCAAATGGTTGATATGTTTCTTTACTTCGATTCCATCCACCATCTAAAACATATTTTAATGTATCTATAGTTAAACCAGTTTCTGCAACAGTTGTTGATATAATCAATCGTCTCAATGGTTTAACATTATTTACAAGTGGTAATTTATCCATTTTCTCAAATATTAATTTAAAATCATTTGATTGTGATGCGATAGATTCTGAATTTATAACAACTATTAACATTGGTCTTATGTTTCTTGTATATTGTTTATTAATTTGTTGCATTCCACTTTCTATTTCTTTTGATTCCATAGCCCCAGGAACGAACATTAATATATCTGCTTTTTCAGGAACATCATTTAAATTTTCTTCATGTATTTTTTGTATTAATGTTATTGCTTCTTTTAAATAATTATTCACACTTTTTTCTAACCAATGAATATTAATTCCAAAACTTCTGCCAGTAACTTCAATTATATTATCTGGAACGCCGAAGTATTCTGCATACCTCTTCACATCGAATGTTGCACTTGTTAATATAAGAAATGGTAATCTCGTATCCCCAACATTTCGTTCATAAAAATTTTTAAGAAGCATAAGCATGAAGTCGGAATCTAATGAACGTTCATGTGCTTCATCAACGATTATAAATTTATATTTCATCATAATATCAATATCATCTTGATTTCTTAACTGTACTGCTAATACACCAGCAGTGGCATAAATAAGACCACAAATAGGTCGTTCTGTTATGGGACCAGTTTGATAACCAACAGTTGTTTTCATAATCATATCTGGATTCAATCTAACTTTCACACCGTCAATCAATCTTTCAGACGATACATCATTTGCCAATGCAACCGCGGTCAATACTTTTGGTTGAGTACAGATAACACTTGCTCCTCTATATTTTTCACCCAATGATGTATTCTTATTTCGTAATATGCGAAATATATTAACAGGAAGTACTGTAGATTTTCCAGAACCTGTCTCCGATCTTACAATAATAATTCTATCTTTTAATTCAGCTCCATGTCCTCCATATTCTATCATTCTTTTTTTTAACCAACGTTGTATATATTCTATTGGCAATTCTCCTTGCAATACATCTGGAGCTTTTAATGTTCCAGCAATAAGAAGAGTGGGTGGCATAATAATATTATATCACCTTATATATAAGGATGCATAGCAATGTTTTATTCATTGCTATAATAATTGTTTTAATTATTATTATTGTTTATGGAATTGCTCAAAAATCAAGATATTGTAAAATATTAGAAACTCTTGAATCTACATTTAAAGTATCACTTCCAAGAAAAGAACCTTTAAGAAATTTAACAAAAAATGATTTATTAAAAGAACGAAATTATTCAGAATATAAATTAGAAATAGATAATATTATTAATCGTGCTTATGAATTAGAAGATTTTGGAAAAGATACAAAATTATCTCAATCGTGCAATTATGCAACATCAAGTGGAAAACGTATTAGAAGTATTGTGTTATCAGAAATTGCTAGAATGACATCTAAACAAACTGGAAATGTTGTTGATGTTGCTGATTTAATTTTATTTATAGAATATATTCACTGTGCATCATTAATTATAGATGACATGCCAGAATTTGATAACGATGAAACAAGAAGAAATAAACAAAGTGTTCATGCAAAATTTGGTAAAGCATCGGCTCAAATGGCATCATTAACATTATTAACATGTGCATTACAAAATTTTTGTAGACAAATAGATTGGATAAAAGAAAATTCCGATATAAAAAATGCAGATATGATAGGTATGAAAATACAATCAATTGTTGCAAATTCTATTGGAATCAATGGTGCATGTGGTGGTCAATTATTGGAGATATCTCCAGATGATTGGAAACTTTATGAAAATATTATAGAAAAAATAGCAATTCAAAAAACTGCATCATTATTTGAATTAGCAGTTGGTTGTGGATGGTTAATTAGTGGTGGAGGCTTTGATATGTTAAACATTATGATGGTAATTGGTAGAAAACTTGGTTGTGCATTTCAAATAGCTGATGATATAGGAGATATGCAAAAAGATAAAAGCAAAGTTACTAAAGATAGGCCAGACACTAATTATGCTAATATGTATGGAAAGGATATTGCGTTGAATGATATGGAACAACATTTAAGAGGTGTTGAATTATTATTAACTCGTTATGAATTAATTTCACCACTATGGAAGAATGAAATATTTCAAATGGTGAGAAATATGATAAGCACATAAAATTGAATATATATTTCTATAAAGTATAAAAGAATGAATGTAAAAAAAATCGTATCATTATTTTCAGGATGTGGTGGTTTAGATTATGGTTTTATTAATAATAAAAAATATATTCATGTATTATCTAATGATATTGATAAAGATGCATGTTTGACATATGAAAATAACTATAAAATAAAACCATTATGTTGTGATATAAAGCTGTTAACCGATATACCAAATTGTGATTTATTAATTGGCGGTTTTCCATGTCAAGGGTTTTCAATAGCAAATATAAATAGAAATGAAAAAGATGTGAGAAATAATCTCTATATTGAAATTTTAAGAATATTAAATCTTAAAAAACCGTCATACTTTATATTAGAAAATGTAAAAGGAATATTAAGTATGGGAGGCTATGAAAATAATATAGATAAGAAAAATAAAACTGGTAAAATAATGAAATTGATATTATCAGAACTAATAAATTGTGGATATAAGGTTTCGTTTAAATTATTTAATTTAAAAAAATTCAATATACCACAAAATCGTGAAAGAGTAATAATATTTGGAATTAGAAATGATGTACAATTCAATATACAATATCCAAAAGAGTGTGATAATGTGGTAACATTAAAAGATGCAATTGGTGATATTTCAATAGAATATGATGAAAAAATACAACATATAGGTACTAAACATAAATGCACTATTTCTAATTATATTGGCAATAGAGAATTAAGATGGGATGAACCATCTCCAACAATTACTGGACGTGGCGGTGGAACCGGTGGTCCAGTTATTCATAACCATCCTTCACTAAAAAGAAGATTATCTGTGAGAGAATGTGCAAGAATACAAACTTTTCCAGATTCATTTATATTCACTGGTTCAATAACATCTATGTATCGTCAAATTGGAAATGCAGTTCCATGTAAATTTTCAGAAATATTAGCTAAAGTATTTGAAGATGCTCCTTAAATATAAATCGTGGACTTCCTCTTGTTATTCGTATAAATTCGATTTTGTCAATTGGATTTTGTAAAATATAAAACCCTTTTACTTTATCAACAAATATTAAAATATAATTTATAAAAATTTGTTTGATATTATTTAAATCATTATCAAACAAATTAACATTATAAATATATGTATTATCAAAATTTTCAAACAATTTGATTTGTTTAATACATGAAGATAAAATCATATCTATTTTTTTATTTAACACAGAACATAATTTATATAACACAAATTTATGAACTTCATTTTTTTCACCTGTTAATATATCATAAATTGTATAAGTGTCTATTGTTTCGTATATTTCTTTTTGTTTTTTATTTAATATTTTTATAACTTCTTTTATTTTTTCAATATTACTAGTACATATTTCATCTAAATTAATTTTTGTTATATATAATATTTTTTCTCTATCTTCTTTTGAAAATAATAATTCGCTATTATTATAAATGTTGTAACAACATACAAATAGATTGTGTAAATTATGTTTTATTAACTGAATTTTACTTTTTCCAATAATTCCAACATTAAAAGTATTATGATCTAATTTCTTTATATCACATTTATATTTAATATTATTGATAATTATATCAACATCATAACACGAATTCTGTCCATTAATTTTTACATTTAATTCTTTTTCAATTTTATATTCACCATCTCCAATACCAGATTTATTGCACTTAAATTCAATAAGTTTAGATTTTTCAGTCCATTTATTCCACTTGTTGAATGATAATTTTGAATTATCTGATATTTCTATATTCATTTGATATATAATAATATAATTCAATTATATTTTCTTAACTAATTGAAAATATTGTTCAGCACAGATTCCGTCTACAAATGAACAAAATCTACTTCTATTAGCATCCACGCATACAGGTGTATTATTAAATGTCAGTGCAATATTCGGATCAATAATATTTTGATAACTTGTTATATCATCACATGTTGTTGAAACGTAATAAACAATCTGTGCTTTAAATTGCCCACCGAGATATTTCACAAAACCCCATGAATTATCTGTCACACTGGCTGTCATATGACCGAGAATCCATGTGTTTCCATTGTATGCACCCACTGGAATGTTTGCATTGGCATATATATTAAAATCAAAGATATCATCTGGTATTTTTTTATCTGATGGATAAAAAGATTTCCAAACAAGACAATTTGACATAGGAGGTGTTACGATCGGTGGTGTAGTTGGTATAGGTTTATATAAGAAATATATAACTATTATTAGTAAAATGATTACTATCACAAGTTTTAATTGTTTGTGATACATTCTTCTATATATTAAAACTCTTTAAATTCCTCAGATTTATTCCAATCACCTGCTCTCAATCTTTTACTTCCATGCGATGCTCCGCCACTGATAATTCCTTTGGTATCTTCTGCAGAACCAAAGTTTGATGTATCTATATCACTCTGCCCCTGTGTGTTAGATACCCATTGTGGCATTTTATTTTTCTGTACTTGTGTCGCTTCTTCAAACTTAAATGATGAATCTTGTTTACTATGTGATAATTTATCTTCTTGTGATGGTGTACTTCCTTTATAAACGTTTACTTCTTTTCCGTCGGTTGTTAATTGAATTTTGCTATGTTTAGAAATATTTGATATTTTCTGAGTTCCAGATTTTTTAGTTAGAATATAATCAGCTACAAAATTTCTCGAACCATCAGCTCTCACATGTTGAATTGATGAAAATTTTTCTGGTAATTTTGTTGTTGATTGAGTATTATTAGTTGAATCGTGTTGAATGTTGATATGTGTCATCTTACTTACTTTTTCAACATTTCTTGATTGTGATAACTTTGATATGGAATTAATCAAACTTTCTTTTTTCAATTGATCTTGTTCGATACTTCTATGAATTAAGCCAGTTGTTTTATTAATAATTCCTTTTGAAATCATTGAATTTTGTTCATTCTTTAATAATTGATCATGTTTTTGTGTTTTAACTGCTTGTAACATTAATTTTTTGATATTATTTGATCTGATTGCATTCATTTTTGATTCAGTTAAATCTTGAACTATTGTATTTATTTTTGCTGATTTTGTATTTCCTAATTGTTTATTTCTTCGTTGCATTCCATCTTGTTGATTATGAAAAGACATATCATAATCAGCATCATTCCAAATTGATGTATCCTGCTCAATATAACCTCCTGATATTAATGTGCTTGAATCACTTGCTGATATATGAAATCCTTCATTTCCGTGTTCTAATAATTCTTTTTTCTGATCAAGTTGAATGTTGGGATTAATAGAAATATTTCTTCCTAGGTTTAAACCTTGTTTTTGTGTTGCGAATATATGAATATTACTTTTTAATCGTTTATGTATTTCTTTCATCCCATAACTGATGGACTGACCAGTCCACGGTCGTTCAGCAAGTGAAAAATCATCATTATTTCCCATTGATGTTGTAACATCTACTGCGCGTGACGTCATCTGTCCACGCATCTCATCGAATCTTGGTACATTATCCACTCCACGTGGATCGTTTCCAGTAAATCCATAAAACATTTCTGGATGTCTTGGAAGTTCTGGTCTAGAACCACGAGTACCATTATATCGAAGATGTAAGATTGATTTTGATGAACTTGCATCTCGTCTTGCATGATCACTTTCTAAAAAAGGTGCGTCTGGTGCTCTATCTATAATTTCAGATCTGACGTATGAATCATAATCTACCTCTGGTTCTAAATCAGTTTCTTCTAATTTTTCTAACAAAATATCATGTGGCATACCACCATATGGCATCCCCTCTCGTTGACGTATTTCAACATCAGACATTTTATAAGTTAATATATAGAAGTTAACAACGAACGTAGTGAGTTGTTAACTCTAATTGATCTTTAGGTCAATAGAAGATGTCTGGATTTGATTTAGGTTCTTGTATTAATTCACTAACAGAATGGTGTTGTAGTGCTTCAATTATAAGAAATACAATTGATAATCCTATATTCTGTACTCTATTATTAGTAACTTTAATATCTGTCGTACTACTATATTTATATAAATATCAAATTAAATTATGTGGATCAAAGAAAGCTATAAAAGCAATTATATATATTAGTATTATTACTCTAATTATTTTATCACTACATTTTTATTGTATATCGTATGAAATATCAAAATCTTTATCAAAAAAAGAAGTAAGTGAAGTATTCAACGATGTTGAAAATATTCAAAATCTTCATAAAGATGATACTACAAAAGTTGTACCAAGAATTGATGAATTATGAATCGTCATCATCTTGTACATTATCTATTTGATCTATGAGAGATTTAGTCGGTTTAAAAAAGTTTTGTAATGAAATTTTTTCTGGTTGTTTATTAATTATTGGTACCGTTTCTTTGACTTGTGGTAGTGGTATCACCTCTTTGACTTGTGGTAATGGTATCACCTCTTTGACTTGTGGTAATGGTAATGGTATCACTTCTTTAACAACTGATTGTGTTATTTTTTCTTTTAAAAGAGAAATTAATTTCTTATAATTTTCTTCACGATCATTCATTTCTTCAATCGCTTCTTCATATTCATTTATTTTTTCACATAATTTTTTATTTATTTTTCTTAATTCATCTATTGCATCAGTAGATATGTTGTCTCTTCCTTGACTAGATGTTTTAATAAATTTATTAATTAATGAAATTCTTTTTGTTGTTAGAATATTAACTGAATTATCTTGTAATAAACGAATTGTTGCTAGTGATGATTTATCATGTTCATCAACAATTTTTCTTAATATCTCAGGTCTTGTGACAAATGTTGCCAGTGAGGAGATTAAATCAGTGATAATACTTGCAAATATTTCATCTTTATCTTGATTTGTTAACTGTCTGAAATACTCAACTGGAATGCATGTTATAACAATTTTATCAACAAACTCTGGATATGTTAATGAAACATATTTAGTTGTTTGTGTGAAGTATTTCAACATACCATTCACAACCTTTTCGTAATATTTTTTATTATCTTTTATGCCAAGTACATATAATTGTATTCGTTTAATGTATTCATCTACCAATGTTGAATTTGTTCCAACATTGTTTTTTGCATTTGTGTACACATGATTAAAAAATGTATCAACTACGAACGATCCAATTATTTCAAATATAGAAACAACTTTAGAATCATGAATTGTATCCATTTTATATGTATATAAAATTGTTGTATTTAAATGTGTGGCATTATATAGAAATGTATTTGATTATTATCGCAGTTCTTATTATATTACTAATTGTTGCAATATACTGGTTTGTCATTAGAAAGAAAGGTTGTTATCAATGGGTTAAATTTACTCCATCTGAAACAAAATCACTTCCTGTTAATAATATTGGATACGATTATGCGACAGATAATCCAAACCTAAATTTACGTTTTCCAGTTGCCGCGAAGGATGCAAGTGGTATTTGGTATTTTGGTTCAACGCCTGCAGATGTTTCTAATTCCAATTGGGGTATATTAACTTATATGGGAGATAACAAAACTCCGCAAAATTTAAGCACAAATGAAATGTATTACATTAAATCAGCAAATAGTGGTCATATTGATTTACAAAAAAATGTATCACCATCAAATTATATGTTAACACCTGATGGAACACAACAAGTTTGTATTTCTGATCCATCTACAAATCCACCAAATACACATGGAGGATTCTTATCAAGATATAATCCATCTACTAAATTTTGTACACCATGGCCGTCACAAGCAGGAAGCGTGTATCCAGTACCGAATATATGTAAAAATTAAATATGTATTATGTTATATAGAAATGCATTTGATTATTATTATAGTTTTGATTATTTTAATAATTGTTGCCACATATTATTGGTTTGTTATAAGAAAAAAATGTAAATTAAATTCTGATTGTAAAGTTAATCAAACGTGTAATAGTGGAATGTGCGCAGGAGTTGTATCGCCTTCTTTATCTTCAGTTGTCACACCTCCTTCATCTTCAGTTATAAATCCTCTACCATCTCCAGTTGTCACACCTTCTTCACCCCAAGTTATCAATCCTCCTTCGATATCTCCAGTTATCACACCTTCTCCAGTTGTGATGACACCAACCGCAGAATCAAAGAGTTGTTATCAATGGATAAAATTTACTCCTTCTGAGATATCACTGCTTCCAGAAAATAATATTGGTTATGATTCTGATGATACCACTGATAGTAATTTAAATTTAAATTATCCAGTGGCTGCTAAAGATGCAGACGGAAAGTGGTATTTTGGTTTAACAACTGCTGATGTAGATTCAAAAGAATGGGGGATTTTAGAATATGTTGATAGTGATGGCATTGCAAAAGATTTGGATGATACAATTCCATATGATTTGTATTATATTAAATCAACAAATAACAGTCCAATTAGTTTTCCGAAAAATGTTTCACCGACAAATTATATGTATACACCAGACGGAAAAGAACAAGTTTGTATTTCAGATCCAACAACAAATGTCGCAAATACAATTGGATCATTTCTATCTCGATATAATCCAGTAACTAAATATTGCACATCATGGACTGCACAGGCTGGGAGTGTATATCCAGTGCAAAATACATGCATAAATTGATTTAATTAAAGTTTGTTAAATTTGAATCATTTTTTTATTCATATGTCTGTCCCTGTCTCTTTTGACAATGTCGTCAGCTGCGGCTGGTGCTGCTGGTGATGCCGACGGCTTTGTGGAAGTGGCACCTTCAAAGAAGTCGCAGAAGCGGAAGCAGAAGGCTGTCGCCGCTGCTGCTGCAGTCGAAGAGAAGGCTGTCGAAGCCAGTGGTCTGCAACTCGTGAATGCAATTCTTGCATTCACCGCGGTGGTTGCAGTCGGTGGCCTCGTGGCCATCGGTGGCGGGTTTTCACTCGCACTCGGGCTGGTCGCCAACACTTCAAGCATCTTTGTCGAGCACGGAGTGTTTGACGAGTACGACGAGGAGGTGTACACCAAGGCGTACATCGAGGGGCGGAAGATCTACGAAGGTCTGAAGGTGGAGTTTCCTGATCGGAACCTGCATCTTGTGAGTTCCACTCAGAACCCGCAACAACGCCACTTCAAGTGCGGACGCAATTTCGCATTTGAGGAAGTTCAGCGTTTGAGCAGCAACGGTCGTCACCACTACTGCATCTACACGAACGACTGCAAGGACTGCGAAAGCAACCTCTTCTTTGTGATCGTATGCGATTGCAACATTGACGACTGTCAGTTTGCTCATCCGCATCGCTGTGGCTTCAAGTCAGAAGTCAATTCATTCTTCTGCAGCAACTGCAAGGATGAACGCCACGTCAAGCCACAGACTGGAAGTCGGTGCCCATGTATGCATCCGAATTCTGTGATTACAAAGTTGAATCGCATGACGATTCTACTCTCACTTGTTGACGACGGCCTCGAGCGCGGAATTGTTGGTTTTCACGAACTCAACAACGCGTTCGATCGAACTGTTGCCCTCGATGTAGCTCCTGCTTCGGTGAAGGCTCCGGCGAAGGCTCCGGCGGTGACGCTCGTGGCATCGCCCGTGAAGACTTTGATGGCTCCTCCTGTGGTGGCTCCTGTGAAGGTTGCAACTGGAGTGTCACTCGCGGAGATCAAGACTGCTGTGACAATGCTGACTGTGGTCTGTGATGCAGTTCCAGTGCCTCAAGTGGTCACCAACTGTGTTCAGAAGGTGGCAGCACTTCTTGGCATTCATATGTCAACAACATTTGGATTTCCGAG